ATGGGTAGTACTTTATCTAGTTGGTCTAAAGCAGTGAGTGACTTAGACTTCTTAGAACAAAAGGCTCAGAAGCCTCCGCTGTATAAGATGTTTAGTGACACACAATCTAATGCTTTAGAAATATGGTCACAGAAACAAAAGCTCAAAGAAATGAGAGAAGAACTTAGAAGTCATATCTCATTTGTGTACGGTCCAAGTGCTTGGGATGAGATCGTAAGGATAGAAGCACAGCAACGTAAGGAACAACGCCAAGCTGTGTACAATAAACAGGAAGCCTTAGATAACCTTATTAATGCTGCAATAATAGGTCTTATAGTATTAGCAGGTATAGGTGGTATAATTGTTGCTATGTATCTTGTAGGTTCTAAACAAGGTAAGTGGTAGTGCTTGATAGCAATAATAGAATATGTTATACTGCACAAAAATAATAAACTTTAAAACAGTCCTACTAGTAGGTAATCGACGAAGGTAAAATAATGGCATTAAGTTCTTCAGTACCGTATATGGCACCAACATCCACAAAGAGTAAGGCAACAGGTTTGCTATTGCCCAAACAGCAACATGCTATACTTAAAAAAATTGGTTTTACAGGACCAGTAGACACAGGTTCTATGAACGATTTTATGTCTTCAACACCTGGTGCAGCTTCGTTAGTTATGAAGTTAGCAAAAGCTGCTAATAATATGAGGAGCCTAGCTAACGGCGGATTTGTAGGATTGCAAGGCGTAGATGCTGAAAGGCTGAAAAGACAGACTGGCTATAATGCAGGCAGGACTGACGCACTTGCATCTAACATACGTACTGGAGACACGGGTGATCGCAGGTTGGGGTATGTCAAGACTGATATGCTAGACGCTGAAGATAAAACCATAATAGAGGATGTAGCGCCGATTTCAGATGTGGAGACTAATGGGACCGAAACTAGTGGCTCAAGTAAAGCAGAAGATATTTATGGTGGTACTATTGCTGTTCCAGTTTCGTCTAACCTTACAGAACAAACAGACCAAATTGTTTCAACTACAGACGTAGACGCTGACACTATAACTAGTACTGAGACAGTAGGTACATCTGATAAAGTTGCTGATGCTACAAAGCTTGATGCAAACACTTACACAGCAGGAACAGCAACTGAAGACGTTAAAAAGTCCCTTGAAGACTTAGATGGTGCAACAGGTGAAGTATCCGATGACGCAAAAGTCACAGGTGTTACAGGTGAGCTAACTGATGAAGCTAAAGCAGATGCAATTAAATTTAATAAAGACAAGATTGTTGAGGTTAAAGGTGGCACAAGAGGTGTTGATAATAAAGAATTAGCTGAAGCTGCAGGTCAAGCTGAAAAAGCTGTAACAACTCAAATTGCTCAGGCCGACACCCCTGAAAAGATTAAGGCCGCACAGGCTGAAGTAAAAGCAAACGAAATAGCTAAGGCTGCTCAGATTAAAGAGAGTGATATGGCATCAGCTACTGCCATTGCGTCTGGCGGTTTAAGTGATGATGCTACAGCAGTAGCTGCTAAGTTAGCTAAGTTTACCGTAGATGAAGGAACTCTAGCAGAGTTTGTAGAAGGTGGCGTTAACGCTCAGGATACTGTTCAAGGTCAGCTTTCTGATTTAATGAGAGACTTTGATGACGGCACACCAGTGTGGGCTGCAGGTGCTATGAGGGCTGCTAATGCTGCTATGGCCGCAAGAGGTCTTGGTCGTTCTTCTATGGCTGGTGCTGCAATTATGCAAGCAGCTATGGAATCTGCTATACCTATAGCTTCTCAAGACGCACAGACATTCGCAAATATGAACATGACTAACTTAAACAACCAACAGAAAGTAGCTCTAACTAATGCCGCCGCCCAACAGGGTGTTCAAATATCTAACTTTAATGCTGAACAGCAGACAGCTTTACAGAACTCCCAGAACGCTTTCTCTTTACAGTCACAAGACTTAAGTAATGTTCAAGCTGTTGTACTAGCTAACGCTCAAATAAAAGCATCACTACAAGGGCAGAACCTTAGCAACAGACAACAAGCAAACATTGCAACAGCTGCTCGTTACGCTGAGGTAAGTAATTTAAACTTAAACAACAGGCAGCAGTCTCTCCTACAAGACAGTGCTAACTCTTTGCAAGTTGACCTAGCTAACCTGTCAGCTAAGCAACAGGCCTACGTTTCTAATGCTCAACTTGAAGCAGCTTTGCAAGGGAAAAAGATAGACAACAGACAACAAACAGCCCTTAATAATTCTGCACGTTTTGCTGAAGCTAACAACCTTACTTTTAATGCTGCTGAAAAAGCACAACTACACAACTCAGAGCTAATGAAGACAGTAGGTCTTGCTGAGTTAAACTCTGCTCAGGCTGCTACTCTTCAAAATGCTGCTAGTGTTGCAACGATGGACTTAGCTAACTTAAATAACAGACAGCAGGCTGCTGTTCAGAATGCAAGGTCTTTCTTAGATATGGACCTAGCTAACCTGTCAAACGAACAGGCTGCTACAATATTTAAAGCTCAAGCACTTCAACAGTCTTTACTGTCAGACGCAGCTGCAGAAAACGCAGCTAAACAATTTAATGCTTCAAGTGAAAACCAAACAGATCAATTCTTTGCTGATTTAAAAACAAACATAGATAAGTATAATTTAGGCCAAAGCAATGACATAAAGAAATTTGATGCAGGGTCTATAAATGCTACAAGACAGTTTAACACAAGTCAAAACAATTCCTTCAAGCAGTTTAATACGTCTAACAGTTTAATTGTTGCACAGGCAAATGCTGCTTGGCGTCAGTCTATGGCTACAACAAACAATCAAACAGCCAACGAGAAGGCTATGTACGTAGCTAAGGAAAAGAACGCATTAACTACTGCAGCACTAGACGAGATATGGCAGAGGGAGCGTGATGAAATAGACTACATATTCTCTGCCTTTGAATCAGAACAAGAAAGAACTCAACAAATTGTTCTTGCAAAAATGCTTGCAGATAGTACTATTGACGCAGTAAAATATAAAGCTGAATTAAAAGCTGACGCAGATATTTATAGCTGGGGTCTTGACTGGTTGGAAAATAAACTAAAATCAATATAGTAGGCTGATAGTATTAGTAATAGGAAGTACATTATTTATGGCATTTAAATCATCAAGGGGTGACCCTTCATATTCTAGGTTTAGAACTGAAGCTTTTTCTAATGTTGGAAGTACAAGCTCTGGGGTGGCAAGCTCTGGACCAGGACTAGCGGCACGTACAAAAGCACAGAATAGAACTAGGTCTATGAGTTTGAGCGGTAATCAAGAACAAGCTGACCTTAGGGAAATAATACTGTCTGAGCCGACTGATAGTCCAAACGTAGCAAGAGATGTAGACTACAGTAGAGAAATGGTTTCGGATATGGAAGCGTGGAAGAAAGCCATACAAGACGAAACTCAAATAAATGATGACCCAACAGAACCTGAAAGTACACCAGAGGCCCCTACTCCTAATGAAAGCTTTGCAACTTTAGCTGAAAAACTAGCTAAGAGTGCAAACGATCCTACCTTTGTAAATGCAGTAAAAGATTTTTCAAAGAAGTACAATACCACCCCAGATAAAGTATATGGTATAATAAATGTTGAAAGTGCGTGGGACCCTACAGTAATTAATGAGGGTGGGTACTCTGGCCTGTTCCAGATAGGTGAAGATGCAGCTAGAGATGCAGGTATTGATTACGCTAGTCTTTCTACAATGACACCTACTCAACAGGTAGCTGCTTATGATAAGTACTTGAAATACTGGAAGTATGATGGTAGTGTATCCTTAGGCTTAATGCAGGCTGCTCCAGGTCTAGCCAAAAAATTAAAGGGATCAACTCCAAATACTGTTGTATATACTGTCGGCTCAGATGCTTGGAACGCTAACCCTAAGTGGCGTTCAGGTGCTGAAGGTAAAGGACCAGTTACAATAGCTAGTCTTGACAAAGTATACAACCAATAAAAATAAGAAAGAAAAAGGTATATAAAAATGGACGGACCAATACCAGGACAGTCTCTCACAAGGGAGCCAAAGAGAGCAGTATATGAAAGTGCACCTGAAATTTCTGATCCTAATGAGGCTGTTGAATACCACTTAACTAAGATAGCTAAACCTGAAGTCTTAGACGATATACTTCATGCACTTGAGCTTGGACTACCAATTAAGATTATGACACAGACAATGCTTACATCAGCTGTTGCTAACGGTATACACAGTATAGATATTAGTCTTGTTATTTCTGATGTAATACAAGAGTATCTTATATCTACTGCTCTTGAGGCTAAGATTGAATTTAGAGAAGACTTCGATAACACTCAAGAAAGTGAAGAGAAGAAGAAGAAGCGTGTTGATGACTTACTTCGTAAATCTCTTGATGACATGAAAGAAGATGAGCCTGACGAAGGCTATAAGATGATTGAAGATATATCTGAAATGGTATCAAGTGAAATATCTGAGGGTGGTGAAGTACCTAGTGAGACACCAGAGGTTGAACAAAAAGAAGAACCTATAAAAGAAAGACCAGCTGGGCTAATGAGTAGAGGTACAAAATAATGGCAATTAAATTACCACTTGCATTTAAGATGGGCCTTGCTCAAAATATAGAGCGTGACAGGATAGCGGAAAGTGATCGAAAAGAAAGAATCCGAGCTTTAAATGATAAGAAAAGAGAGTGGCTGTTTACTTCTTTCATGACTGATAGTGCGGCACGAAAGAAGTCTGCTGGTTCAAGACTTTCTTTAATTAAACAAGCTGTTACAGATGGGTTCAGTAAAGAAGCTGCTATGCTTCTAGAGTCCAGTGGTGAGTTAGCTGATCACGTAAAACGTATAGATAAGTTAAAACAAGACGGGGAATATAATTTAGAAACAGTTAGAAGGATGAGTCAATTAGTTTTAGATACCCTAGCTGATAGACCAGAAGAAGAACAAATAGCTGCACAAAAATATATTATGCAGGGTAATCTTAACTACAAGAGTGAATCAGAGTTTGAAGACGAGTTTATTAATGCTATCTTTAGTGCTGACCCAAACTCCCTAAATAAGGCTACAAAACTATACTCTAATGTTATGGCTGGTGGCGGCGGTGGTGGCTTGGACTTTAGTCCTACTGGTCTTAGCACCCGTGGTCTTAAGACATATGGTCCTGCACAGAGGGCTAGTGTTAATAAACTTATAGCAAGTAATGTTGCAGGTTACTTGGGCAAAAATGCTATCGTAACTTTTGATGGCGGAACTACAAGTTGGAAAGGTCCAGACGCAGTGGCTGCTCAAGATTTAACAAGAAGGATGAATGAAGTAGCTGAAGAAATATACTACAACTCAACTAAGGGAGGAGATATACTGTCTGTAGTTGGAGTAATGTCTGCTAACCTATCAAGACAAGCAAAGGTAGACGGACTAAAAGTTAAAGACTACGTAATATCTACTGAAGCTCCAGACGTATTTGTACCCCCTGTCCCTACTGGTGAAACTGAGGAAGAAGACGGTACAGCAGGTGGGCCTGAATCTGTGACAGTACCTAATGCAATAGATAATGATGAAAATTATCCTCCTAATTACTAGTTAAACAAGAGCGAATAAAAGGTTACCTATGGTAGACTACATTGAAAACGTGAAAGACAATGCCTTCATTGACTTGAAGGACGATCCTGAGTTTCAAACGGACTTGGTTCGTTTCTTTAGTGGTGGAAGGTATACTAAGTCTAAAGAAGAGATGAGAGAGTTAGGGTATGAGGGTCTTACTGAGGAGTTCATTACTCACATGCGCTATCAAAGTTCCAACGAGGTTACAGCCATTAAGGATCTTAACTACGCCATCAACAAAGACGTACACCGAAAAGGCAAGGAGTCTTTTGGTAACCTAATACAGGCTTGGGATAACTCTGGTAGTGCTGGTACAGGTTATGGAGATGGCGCTAGTGATTTTCTTTGGGCTACTGCTTCAGCCCCTTCTACCTACGTTGGACTAGGAAGTCTTGGCCTAGGTAAGCTAGGTGCCAAGGCTGCGGCTAAAGGTACTCAGATGCTTACACGTGCCGCTCTTAAGAAGGCTGTTAAACCTATTTCTAAAAAAATGGGTGCTCTAAAAGGTGCAGGCACTGGCTTTGCAGCTGAGGCCGCTATAGGTGGCGTGACTGCCTACGGGGGTGAGGAGACACGTGAAGAATTAATAGAAGGTTATGACTACACTACAGGTGACCTAGCCCTTCAAGCTGGTGTTCAAGGTTTATTTGGTTCTGTGCTTGGTGGTGTAGGTGGTATCCTGTCAGCAAACAAAGGTTTAAACAAGGTAGAACTAGCCAATAAGATGTCTGCTGCCACAGAACAAAGCCGTAAAGAAGCAGCTAAGAAAGCCCTTGAAACAATTGAAAAGGCTTCTGAAACTAATAAGAGTACCTTGGCTTTTGCTACTGGTAGGGCTATTGACTTAGAGGCTACCTTAGCAGCTAGGGGTGGTGATAAATCAGCAAGAATACTTGATCCTCTTGATCCTGATAAGGTAGCAATGGGTGATACAATACTAAAAGGTATTCTGGACGTAGATCATAAGGGCGGTAACATGTCTTCTGGTTTGTCGATGGATACTATCCGTAGTATAACGGCTGCAACAATTGATATTGCTGACAGATTTACTGTAAAGCAGAACGAAAGAATTACTTCTGCTGTTGCTAGAGAATTAGACGACGATGCTATTGACTCTGGTTTAACTATAGATGCCTTAGAAAAAATACGGAACGACTATGGACTAACCAGACAGCAGATGTCTTACGTCTATTTGGCTGACGTGTCTCGTGCAGGTAAAATCCTAGCTGAACAGTCAAGGATAGCTAAGGCTACAAAGAAAGCTGGCAGTACACTACGTGACGCTGGGTCAGAAGCAGCAGACAGAGCAGGCCGTGTATCTGTCGATATAAAAACACTTTCAGAACATGGTCTGTCATCCTTTGATGATCAAGCTGTTGCTGAGATGTCTACTGCAGTAGTAAGAAACTCAAGTAAGAGGACAGCTGGAGCTAAGGTCTATAATTTTCTACAAGACGTTGACCAAATGCGTATTGCCTTTATGACTTCTCAGTTTACTACGACTGCACGTAACGTTACATCTACTGTACTGCTGGCTGGTGTTGATATGGTTGATGAGCTTAGCAGAAGCGCGATCAGAGGCATACAAGGAAAACCCAACAATGTACTTAGGCGTATGTCTGCTACAGTAAGGGGGATGTCTTGGGATAATGCAACAGCTGAGGTTTTTCGTGAATCATTTCTAGAACAGATGCCTGAAGAATACACAAAGACATTCTACAATACACTACGTATGGAAGTTGGTACGCAGAGTACTTCACGTATGGCTAAGACAGGACGCTTGGTTAACTTAGTTAATACATCTTTTGATACTGCGTTTAAAGAGGGCGCTATGTTTGGAAGCCTAGACAAACAGTTAGCTGACCTAGGGGATGAGACTGTAGGGCTTACTGTAAAAGATTTCCTTGAAAAGGGTGGAAGACTAGAAGATCTACCAGACGGTTTTATGGCTAAGTCTGTGGATGATGCAAACAGATTTACAATGCAACGTACATACGAAGGTGATGATTCTTACTTCGGTCAAGGAGCTAGGAAGGTATCTTCTTGGAACCAGAAGTATCCTTTTATTGTTTCTGCAGTTATAGGTCTACCCTTCCCCCGTTATGTAGCTAACCACATAGAGATGATAGCAGACTATACACCTATACTTGGTGCTATTGCGCCAGCCCTAAACAAGGCGGGTCTAAAATTTGGGGATAAGTTTAAGTCCAATGAAGATAGAATGGTCAGACAGCTTACAGGTACTGTATTGCTTGGTTTGGGCTACACGATTGCTAAAGATAAGAAAGGTGAAGTAGACTATGGCTCCATCGAAACAGCAGTACGTGGTGATGCTGACCTAGCACCTTCAGCTGGTTTCTTAATTGCACCTATGTTCTTAGGTGACTTAGCCTATCGGTACTCTGCAGGATTAAACATGCCTTCTTATAGTAAGACTATGCTCGAAAGTTTAGAAGTTCTTGGTGGTTTGGGTGACCTAGGGGTAGACGCATCACTGGGTAAGGAGATATATAAGTCAGCCCAAGATGGAGAGTTTACAGTTAACTTGCAGAAACTACTAGGTAACGTGGCTTCCACCTTCACCTACCCTGGCACACTAGCAAGAGACATCACAGGTCAGTTCTCCTATGAAGCAGCTGGTACACCATACGTAAGAGATCTAGAGGGTATAGGGCCATTTGAAAATAGGGGAGCAAGAGATGCAACAAGAGGTAGAGATTTACCAACAAGCATGAAGGGTGAAAGAGGTAGCTTCCAAGTATTAGCTGGGCAAGCTACAAGGTTTTTGGCAGACTCAGAAAACGTACAGTATACACAGTCCTTCACCAGTGATCCTGACAACGACATCAGCTACTTCTCGCCCTTTAACCCAGCGCCTGTAGGTAAGATGAACCCATTGCTAAAGCAGTTCTCTGGCTTCCAACAGAACCCACCCATGACAAGCTTACAGCGTGAGATGAACAAGTTATATATAGAAGAGTATGAGGTGTATAGTAATAGGACAGCTACTAATGCTACTGTTGACTATGTTCTTAGACATAAGCTGGCTAAGAGTTTGCCCCAAGCATTTGAGGCTTGGAGAAAGAGTGCTGAAATTAGAGCTGGAAACAATAACACCTACGACGAAATGTCATCTGATGAGAGGTTGGGGGACAGGGCTAGTGCTATAAAGAAAACGGCTTTAGAAGGTTTCATGAACGCTTACATTCTTAAACAAAAAGAAATAGTAACTGACTTATTTGACAACATGAAAGTAAACAAACCAGTACAAGCTAGAGGTTTCATACGCAATAACTACGTACTCAAACGTAAAGAATTAGGTGCAGAGTTGTTTGACAGGGCTGCTCAAGATTTAGAAAACTCTGACTTTAGTACATCAGAGGAGTACTTAGCTGACTCTGAGAACATACTAGAAGAGTTAAATAGGCGTATGGTTATAATGAATAGGGCAAAGCAGATAAAGGCTGACCTTGAGCAACCTGACTTTAATATTGTTGAATAGATAAAGAAAACCCCCAGTGTTTAGCTGGGGGTTTAACTTGTAGTTACTTCTTTTTATTGTTTAACATTCTACTGCTGTACCTATATGCTTCATCCACTATGTCGTCTAACTGTATGTACTTACCAGACGCTAGTAAACCAGACAGTGCACACCCAGCGTAGTAGTCCTCTAACTGCACGAAGGGTAGAGGAACACCTTCTTCATTAGTCTTAACGAACTCTTGGGCTTCTTGCTCAAGGGTTTTCTTTTTGTCTAGGTCTGTCATGTTACCTATGCTTTTCTTTGAGAGCTAAGTTAGCTTGGTTAAGATACCACGCAGCCTTGTTCATGTCCTCTGTTGGGTTACCCTTATAGAAGGCACGGTGGTTGTACTTCATTACATTGCCACGGCAATAAGCTACAAACCCATCCACACCTAAGACCTGTTTGATATACTCAATACATTCTATACCGTCAGTGTGGTTGTAGTGGTAAGGTTTTTGTACTGGATCAAACACAGGCGTAAGGTCAATGTCGC